CATGCAGTTAACCTGCTCGTCGCATTGTCCCGAGAACCGTGTGGCATCGGGCTGCTGGCTAACCCCTTGGATAAGGTTTGGTAATGATGTATTAATTAAAGGCATTATTAGAGAATGTCGTAGTTTCGGTTGACCCCGAGGCAAGACGCAACGTCATAGTTATCAAAGATAGTCCTGTCGGCTCCTTGGCCGTCAGCTTCTTCGAGGTTATAGCGTGCTTTGAGTTCATCCCGTAGGATCTGTTGCTCAAGCTCCTGAGACCCGACGGTTCGTGCCTGGAAGACCCTTGAGGCTTTGAGTGTAATGTATCTCCGTGCTTGTTCAGGAAGATCAGTGAAATCTAGAAGGAACATCAACCGAACGTCAATGTCTCCTGTGAAAGTGAATGTGTTGTCTTCACGGTTAAACAGCTTGCCTCCGCGTTGCACAATGTCCTTAGAGTGATCTAGGGTATCTACGTGCATAATGTCAGCTGCGAGAACAATCTCATTGCCGCTGTTGGGGGTAAGCGTCTGCTTATTGACCGTATTGAAGTGCCATCCCTCTGACTGAACCTCGCGACTAACTTCGTCTAACACGGTGATCGCGGTGACCGCAGAGATAGGCAGTGAGGTAGTGACAGTGATCTGAGTCACTGGGCTTTCACCTATGGTGCTCAGCATCGTATTGACAGCTTCGAGTTCTGTAGTGAGTGGCATAATAATATTAATAAAATGAAAAAATACCCCGTCCCCAACTTAATGAGGACGAGGCATGAATTTAGTAAGTGCTATTAGCTAGCAGCAGATGCAGTGGTGTTAACCACAACAGCAGACTCAGGGCGAAGAACACCAAGGCCCATTGCATACTTAGCAACGAACAAGGTGGACTGGCGCTCAATGAGATACTCGGACTCAGTAGCGAGGTCGAGAAGCTTAACGCAACCAACAGCAGACGAGTGTCCAGCAACGAAGCCGACGTTGTCCTCTTGTCCACTCCCAGTTTCGCGAACACCTGCAAGGTCACCGTTGTATCCAGCGTCGTCGTTGTTGATAGCAGTGCTAGCAAACGGAGAGTTAGCTACTTTTGCATCATCACCATTCTGACCACTTACAGCAACCTGAACACCAGCAAGGTGTGGGCTCTTGTAGAGACGGATTCCCGCAACTTCAATGATACTACCTTTAGCAGCATCAGCAGAACCACTCGAGGTGTCCTTGTTGATTGCTACGTTGTCAGCAGTAAGCAACTTGTAGTATTGGAACGGAGTCAAGATAGCGTAACGGCCATCTGAGGGGACTTCCTTCTCGTCAAGTGAACGAGCACACTCAAAGAGTGCTTCAACAAGTCCTCCAGCAGTCAATGTGTCTGCGCCGAGAAGCTCGGTTCCGATAGGTCCACCAGTGTAGTTCGCAGTGTTAGTGAGACCAGCAGCAAACATTGTCTTAAGGATCTGAATGTCCAGACGCTTAGCGAGTGCCTTTCCGAGCTCCTTACCGTAGATGCTACGGAGGTCGTAGTGGTTCTTAACTTCGTCAATTCTTGGAATAAGAGTTGAAGCGACGAGCATGTCGTCAATGTTAATCACCTTCTCGTTGTGAGCAATCTGAGACAAGTAGTCCTTGTTTGATGCAGACGTTGTGTTCAACAAGTCCTCACCAGGAACATGATACTTGGCTTCTGCCTTGCCTGTTACTGGGAACTGTGCGCTCTTTCCACTGGAAATCGTGCGAGTCATGATGAGGTCTTTAGCAACATTTGATTCATCAAACGCTGTAAGAATCTCACCGCTAAATACCTTAAGGAACAGAGCGTTGTCTACTGACGGAGAGCCAGCAGGCGCAGTTCGTGCCCCTGTGCCATTCACTTTACCCGGAATGGAGGGATAGTTATCTAGTGCCATAATAAGTTTTGGTTATAGTTTGTTTTGTTTATTTTGTCCGTAGTCGTTAGTCATCAACGAAACAATCAGTTGTCTGACGCATCAGGCTGAAGGTTTATTGTTTGATGTCCTTGGGTTTATTGGACGCAATGAAAGTTTAAATTAATACTCTGAGCCGCGTTATGCAGCTCCGTATGATTGTGTATACTGTTTGGTTAGCCCCCTCGCTTTGGTCCTCCTTGTTAGTAGGGTGCCATGTTAAAATGTTCATGGAGGTTTTATCTATATACTCCACCACTCCATACACAGTGCAGACAAGGGGCTTCCCTAAGTCTTGTGCGTGGTCAAGAAATACCACCTTAACGATGTCATCAACTGATGGTTTGTCTATTTTGCTCACTTCTTCTTCTTCTTAATAGAGAGTCCTTTGCGTTTAACTTTACTTTTATTATACATAATCTTTAGCATTTCCAGCGTCGTAGTGCTAACGCTTTGCGCGTAGGGCGTCCCTTAGCATCCTTCATGGGCCCTTTGACTCCTCCCATCCGCGCACAGAATGATTTCTTCCGCGAACCTCCACCAGGCTGGGGCCTTTTAAGATTACTCCCAGTCTTACTGTTGTAGTGTTTCCGTCCCTTCTCGGTAAGGCCACCTTTCTTAGACTTGTGTTCCTTCCTGAGGCTGACTCCTTGACGTTTCATGCTTATAGTAGTTGTTGAATCCGTTAGCCAGAGTAACACCCAAGCTATCGTGGTTAAGTTTAAATTGATTCCAGTCGTCCATATTGGACCCGAAGAACGGCTCAGCGATCACTGAGGGGCATGGAGTAACCCGGAGAAACTTCGAGCCTCGCTCTTGCTTTGTCCGTGGCTTAACGCCTCTGTCCCTTATTTTAAATTCATTTACAACAACCTCCTGTAGACACTCAGCGAGCTCTTTACCCTTGCTGGACCTGTGCCAGTGGAGCATCTCGCTGCCATGTGCTGACGCGCTTGCTGAGTTAAAGTGGAGCTCTATGGCCGCCTTGACCTTCTTGGTCTTTAAGAACGTCCCTAGCCACTCCATGGCATCAAAGTAGTTCTCTCCTTGATACTCACATACTATCATACTGGGAACGCCGAGCTCATCTAAGCGCTCCTTCATGGCCTTAGCCACTCGTAGGTTATAGTCCCACTCAGTGGTTTCGATGTCGAATGAAGAAGCCCCCATGTCTACCGCACGGCTATGCCCTACGCAGATCGCTAAGATCGGCTCAGCGTCATCTTGAGGAATCTCTGAGCCACCGAACCATGCACTACAACTCATTCTCTAGGTAGTTAATGTAGTGAAGCAGTGCAGAGATTGTTTGTTTCTCGTCCTTCTCAAACTCGTGGGCATCAAGCCTCTGGATCATTTCGGGAATCCGGCTGGGCCTTAGAGTCGTGCACCCACTTGTTGATAAGCAGGCGATTACGAGTGTGCCTGCGATCCGCAAGCTCTTTAGTGTATTCATCTCTTATAGAAAGAAAAAGCCTCCCCAACTTAGGGAAGGCTATAAGTAACTTAACAATAGTCCCAATCATTTATCCTTGGCTTTCCCTACGTTAAGAGCAAGCCAATCAACAACCTTGTAGAGCTTAGCAGTCCAACCGTCATCGGTAGGTGTAGGCGTCAGCGCTGCGATGGCTGAGGCCGCCGCAACGATAGCCGTAAGGGTGCCGATAAGGGTGTCTTTGTTGTCAATAATGTAGTTAATAATGCTCATGATTTAAAGGACGTCAGAGATTGCAAGGCGTCGTTGCACCTCGTTCCGATACGCAGGGTCACTGTTATACCTGGGGTCACGCATAGCCATGCTGACTTGCTTGGACGAACCGAACGGAGCCACTGCATTGCCCGAGGTGTTCCCTTGGACGAGCTTAGGGCCTGCCCCACTGGCCGACTGATACTGAGCGTAGAGCCCTTGGACTGCTACCTTAGCTTGGTCAATTGTGCCTGTCTCAACAATCTGGTTGAACGCATCTAACGAGGCCTCATCAAGGGACTCAGTGGCCCACTCAGCCATCGCTGTGTAGCTCTCTTGGCCTCCTGCGATCTCATAGACTGCACTGGTCTGACTCTCAGCGATTGCTTGTTGTCCAGCTATATACGACTCAACGAGCTCACGAGGAAGCCCTGAGCCCTCCAGTGACTTAAAGGTGTCATCACTGAGTGTCCCTGCTTCCATGAACTCCTCGGTGGCTTTGTTGATTGATTGGAATGC